CTTCAGCACAAGCTCCTGGCCCAGTACCCGCTCAGAAGGGCTGCGTGAGCTGCTCAGCCGCTCACTCCAGTGCTGGGCAGTGAGCCTGGGCAGCACGTGTGCAGACGGGAACCACCGCCAGCGGAGCGCTTCCCGCGCGGGAGTCATGCTGTGCCTACCGTCACCAGTTCACCACCTGATCAGGCGAGAGGCACAACGCAATGGCGAAATTCCTGCACGGGGTCGAGGTCCTCGAGATCGATACCGGCCCTCGGCCCATCCAGACCGTGCGCTCGGGCGTGATCGGCATCGTCGGCACGGCGCCGGACGCCGCCGGCGCCACCGCCGCCACGCTCACCCTCGGCAATGCGCCCGTTGGTACCGGCATCACCTATACCGCCGCCGAGGCTGGCACCTCCGGCAACAATATCCGCATCCGCTATGTCGACCCCGGCACATCCTCCGCCACTCTGTCGGCGGCTGTCGAGGGCAATGACATCACCGTCACCCTGGCCACCGACATCGAGGGTGAGGTGACCACCCTGGCCAGCGAGGTCGTGACGGCCATCAACCAGAGTGCCGAGGCTTCCGCCCTGGTGTCCGCGGCCCTGGCCGAGGGCAGCTCCGGCACCGGCGTGGTTCGCCCCCGGGACTATCAGGCGCTCTCCGGCGGCGCGGCCGAGCCGTTCCCGCTCAATACCCCGACCCTGGTGGCGGGCTCGCGCACCGAGGCGGCCCGTCTGGGCACTGCCGGCACGCTGCCGGCGGCCATGGATGGCATTTTCGACCAGGTCGGCGCCGTGGTCATCGTGGTGCGGGTCGAGGAGGCCCAGGACGCCCAACAGACCCTGGCCAATGTGGTCGGCGGCGTGAACAGCCAGACAGGCAACCTGGAGGGCGTGCATGCCCTGCTGGGCGCCGAGAGTGTGGTCGGCTTCTCGCCGCGCATCCTCTGTGCCCCGGGCTTCACCCACCAGCGCGATAGCGGCCTGCGCAATGCGGTGGTGGCCGAGCTGCTGGGCATCGCCGAGCGCCTCCGCGCCATCATCGTTGCCGATGGCCCCAACACCACCGACGATGCGGCTCAGCAGTACGCCAATGACTGGGGCAGCGCTCGGGTCTATCTGGTCGATCCCTGGGTGCAGGTCATGCAGTCAGATGGCAGCTATGCCGCCGAGCCGCCCAGCGCCCGCGCCGCCGGTATCATCGCCAAGATCGACAACGACCTCGGCTTCTGGTGGTCGCCCTCCAACAAGCCCATCAACGGCATCGTCGGCACTTCCCGCCCGGTGGACTTCACGCTGGGGGACGCCAACTCCCGGGCCAACCTACTCAACGAAGGCGGGATCGCCACCATTATCCGCCAGGACGGCTACCGCCTGTGGGGCAACCGCTCTCTCACCGATGACACCAAGTGGGTCTTCCTCTCGGTGCGCCGCACCGCGGACATGATCAACGACAGCATCCAGCGCGCCCACCTGTGGGCGGTGGATCGCAACATCACCAGGACCTACGTCGAGGACGTGACCGAGGGCGTGAATGCTTATATCGCCAGCCTGGTGGCCCAGGGCGCACTGCTGGGCGGTCGCTGCTGGCCCGACCCCGACCTCAACACGCCCGCCAATATCCAGCTGGGCAAGGTGTACTTCAACTTCGAGTTCACCCCGCCCTATCCGGCCGAGCACATCACGTTCCGGTCGATGCTGGTCAATGACTACATCGAGGAGGTGTTCGCGTAATGGCCGCTCGCAACATCATCAAGAACATGACCGTGTCGGTGGATGGCCGCGGCTATGCCGGCCAGGTCATGGAGTACACGCCCCCGGTGCTGACCCTGCAGACCGAGGAGCACCGCGCCGGCGGCATGGATGCCCCCATCACCCTGGACATGGGCATGGAGGCGCTCGAAACCTCCTTCGTGCTGCGCTCCTACGACCGCGAGATCCTGCGCCAGTTTGGCGTCTCCGAAGGTAATGCGGTGCCGTTCGTGGGCCGCGGCGCCATGCAGTCCTATGACGGCACGGTGCGCCCCACGGTGCACACCATGCGCGGCAAGATCACCTCGATCGACCGGGGCACCTGGCAGCCCGGCACGCCGGCCACCATGACCGTGACCATGCGCCTGGACTACTACCGTGAGGAGCACGACGGCGTGCTGATCCACGAGATCGACGTCGAGAGGATGGTCCGCATCGTCGATGGCAGGGACCTACTGGCCGATATTCGTCAGGCGCTCGCCCTCTAATTCGCGGCGGCAGGCATTGGCCGGCCGCGTGCCGGCCCTTTTTCTCTTCTCCAGCACCAGGATCGTCACATGAGCACCGCCTCCAAGACACCCGATTACCTCAAGTACAGCGATGCCGGCCACTGCGACATCACGCTGGCCCGCCCCATCACCCTGGATAGCGGCATCGAGCAGGGCATCCTGCGCATGCGCGAGCCCACCGTCGAGGATCAGATCGTCCACGACGAGATGAAGGGCTCCGACGCCGTGCGCGAGGTGACCATGTTCGCCAACCTCTGCGAGGTCTCCCCCGACGATATTCGCAAGCTCAACCTCAAGAGCTATCGCCGCCTGCAAGAGGCCTATGGCGGTTTTTTGGACTGACGGCCAGCGATGCGCGCCGGCTGGCGCTGGTGCTGGCCTCGCACACCAGTTGGTCGGCATCCGAGATCGGCGCCATGCGCGTCAGCCGGTTCCTGTGGTGGGTGGAAGGGCTGCCCAGGAAGCAAGGGTAGGGGGGGCGAATGTCCAATCAGCGGCTTAATGCGACGATCTCCATCGGCGGCACGGTGGACCGCTCGCTCACCAAGGGGCTGACCGATACCAAGGGCCAGCTGGCCGAGGTGGGCGGAGCCATCCGCGCCGCCGAGCGCCGCCAGCGCGACCTCTCCCGCCAGATCCGCACCTTCGGCGAGCAAGGGCGCAGCGTCGATGGCCTGCGCCGCAAGTATGCCGACCTCTCTGTTGAGATCGACCGGCTGCGCCGCCGCCAGCGCGCTCTGCAGGATCTGGCCGCCGCCAATGTGGGCGGCCGCTTCCGCACCATGACCAGCGAAGTGGGCCGGCTGGCACGCCGTACCGCCATGCTGGGCAGCGCTGCAGCCGGTGGCATTTTTGCTGTGGCTAATTCGACCTCTTCGCTTGGCGATAACATCGCCAAGACCGCGGACAAGTTGGGTATTGGAACCACGGCACTGCAAGAGCTCCGCTATGCCGCTGAGCGCTCCGGCGTGGGTGCGGGCACGCTGGATACAGCCATGCAACGCATGGTGCGCCGCGTATCTGAGGCAGCCCAGGGTACCGGTGCTGCAAAGGGCGCTATCGACGAACTAGGATTGTCGGCGGCAGCCCTGGCCTCAATGGCGCCCGACGAGCAGCTGAACCATATTGCCGACGCCATGGCCAATGTCGAGAACCAGGGCGACAGAGTGCGCCTGGCCATGAAGCTGTTTGATACCGAAGGCGTGAGCATGGTCAACATGCTCAAGGATGGCGCGCTGGGGCTGGAGGAGCTAGGGCTGGAGGCGCACCGCACCGGCTACATACTCAGCGAACAGGCTACGCGAGATGCCGAGGAATTTCAGGACAGGTTGCTCGACACTCGGCTGAGCCTGGCTGGTCTCAAGAATATCATCGGCTCCGAACTGATGCCGGTTGTTGCCGACATGATGGGGCAGTTTACCGGCTGGCTGGCGGAAAACCGCGACCAGGTGCGTGAGTGGTCTGCCATGTTTGCCGACCGCCTGCGCGCTGCCGTACCTGTTATCGGTGATCTGGCCAGCGGTATCGGCACAGTGGTGACAACCGTGGGCAATGCCGTGAACGGTACTGCGCAGCTTGTGGGCGGCTTCGACAACCTGGCAATGATCGTCGGTGGCCTGTTCGCCGCCAAGGCGGTGGTGGCCGTGGGCGCCTTCGCGGTCTCCATCGGCCGGGCCGGGGCCGCCCTAGTGTCGTTGGCGGGAAGCCTGCCCGTGGTGGCCGGGGGTATCAAGGCCATCGGTGCTGCGCTGCTCGCCACGCCCATCGGTTGGGTGGTGGGCGGTTTGGCCGCCATCGCCGGCGCCGCCTACCTGATCTATAGCAACTGGGAAGCCATCGGCCCCTGGTTCGGCCGCTTGTGGGATGGCGTCAAGAATGTGGCCTCTGCAGCCTGGGAGGGCATCAAGGCCGTTGTCGCCTGGTCGCCGCTGGGCCTGCTGGCGCGTGCCTGGTCTGGGCTGAGCGAGCGAATCGGAAGCCCGATAGAGGCAGCCCGCAACGTGGCCAGCTCAGCCTGGGAGGGCATCAAGGCCGTTGTCGCCTGGTCGCCGCTAGGATTGATCGCCAGGGGGTGGTCTGCTCTGTCGGATCGCGTCGGCGGCTTCAGCAATGCCGCTCGGGCGGGCGTCTCCGTCGCCTGGGAGGGCATCAAGGCCGTTGTCGCCTGGTCGCCGCTGGGCCTGCTGGTTCGCTCCTGGGGCCCGGGGATCGAGCGCATCGGCGCCCTGGTCGAAGGTGCCAAGGAGATGGTCGGCGCCGTCTGGTCCTGGTTCAGCGAGCGGCTCTCCTGGTCGCCGCTGGCCGCCGTGGATGGCGCCTGGGGCGGCCTTACCGACTGGTTCGGCGGCATGTGGGATGGCATCACCGGCGCCGCCGAGCGCGCCCTGGACTGGATCACCGGCAAGCTGGAGTGGGTCGGAAACGCCTTCAACAGGGTGCGCGGCTGGATCAGCTGGGGCGACGATGACGAGAGCGCCGACGAGGCCCGCGCCCAGCTCGGCGGCGGCAATGCCGGCGCCCTGGGGCTGACCTCCAACCGGGAGCGCCGCCAGGCCGAGAGCGAAGCGGCCGTCCAGTCTCGGGTGCCTCGTCAGGCCCCGCCGCCCCCGGCACTCTCCGGAGGCTCGTCGGCAGCGGAGCGCGTGCGCGAAGTGGTCAACAACATCACCAACAACCTGACGCTCCACGTCACCCGGCGCGAGGGGGAGGGTGACGCCTCCTATGCGCAGCGCATCGCCGACATGGTGCTCGAGGAGCTCAACGCCCGCCAGCAAGGAGCCCTATACGATGGCTGAGGTCATGATGCGTCTGGGGGAATACTCCTTCAGCCTCGATACTGCCGCCTATCAGCAGCTGATGCGCGTAACCCGCTACCGCTGGGCCGCCCAGCCCCGGGTCGGCACCCACGACGCCCTGCAGTTCACCGGCCATGGCGAGGACCAGATTACCCTGACCGGACGCATCTACCCCGGCTGGCGCGGCGGCACCGGGCAGATCGCCGCCATGCGTGACCAGGCCGCCGAGGGCCAGCCCTTGCTGCTGGTGGACGGCAACGGATTCATCCATGGGCGTTGGGTCATCGAGAGCATCGAGGAGCAGGCGGACGTATTCGCCCCTGCAGGCGTCCCGCGCCGCCAACAGTTCACCCTGCAACTGAGGTTCTTCGACGATGGCGATGGCCCGCAAGTATCGGACGCGTGACGGCGATACCGTCGACTGGATCTGCTGGCGCGCCTATGGCCGGCTATCTCCCGGCCTGGTCGAGGCGGTGCTGGAGGCCAACCGTGGCCTGGCCGACCAGGGGCCCCTGCTGGCGCCCGGGCAACTGATCGTCCTGCCCGATGATCCCCGCCCCATGATCGAGAAGCGGGTGCGGCTATGGGGGTGAAGCCGACCTTTCGCATCACCACCAACGGTGACGACATCACCGCCATGATCCGCGAGCGCTTCGTGTCGCTGCGCCTGGTGGACAAGGCCGGCAATGACAGCGACCAGGTCACCCTGGTGCTGGCCGACCATGACCCGACGGCGCCGATCTCCCTGCCCGCTGCCGGCGCCGAGCTGGAGGTGGCCCTGGGCTATGACGACAGCGTCGAAGCGCTGGGGACCTATGTGGTGGACGACATCGAGCTGACCTGGCCGCCGAACCAGCTGCGCATCACCGCCAAGGCGGCGCCCCTGGCCGAGAGTGCGTCAGGCGAGGGCAGTACCCGGCTGATGCTCCAGACCAAGAAGACCCGCAGTTGGGAGGCCGGCACCACCTTGGGCGACATGGTCAGCACCATCGCCGCCGAGCATGGTCTGGGCGCCGCGGTACAGCCGGCTATCGCCGGCACCGTCCTGCCGCATATCGACCAGGTCGACGAATCCGACATGAACCTCCTGACCCGCCTGGCCGCCGACTATGACGCCATCGCCAAGCCGGCCGGTGGCCGGTTGGTCATCTCGCGGCGTGGCAGCTCTCGGGCCGCCACGCCGGAGGCCCCGCCCTTGCCGACGGTAACCCTCACCCCGGATAGGGTCAGCCAGGGGCGCATGAAGCTCTCGAAGCGGCAGGCCGCCGGTAGCGTCGTGGCACGTTGGCGCGATACCGACGCCGCCGAGACCATGGAGGTGGTGGTGGGGGAGGGCGAGCCGGTCAACCGCCTGGCGACCACCTACCCGGACGAGGCGGCGGCACGGGCCGCCGCCCAGGCCGAGCTGCGCCGCGGTCAGCGTGGGGAGCAGCGCCTCGAGCTGACGCTGCCGGGCGACCCGCGCTTGATGGCAGAAGGCCGCCTGGTGCTGGAGGGCTTCCGCGAAGGCGCTGATGGCGAGTGGCTGATCACCAGCGTGGAGCACCAACTGGACGATGCCGGCTACCGCTGCCGGGTGCAGGCCGAGCTGCCTGGAAGCTGAGCAGGCGAACGACTAGGCTGACAGGTGCCACACATGACCAAGGAAGATCGCATGAAGCACACCATCGTCGCCGTTGCATTGCTCGCCTTGCCGCTTACCGCCCAGGCGCAAGACCTCCCTCGCTACGATCCTGAGTCGTACTGCGACACCATCGCCGATAGCACATCGCTCTATAACCACTGCGTGAGGCGTGAGCAGGAGTCCTACAACGCCTTGCGAGCCAACTGGAGCGGCTATTCAGCGCACGCGCGCGGCTACTGCTCAGACCTGGTCGACAACTATCGGCTGCTCGAGCACTGCATCAAACGCGAGACGGAAGCGGAGAGTGAGAGGGGGAGTTTTAGCTTCGATTGACCCGCCGAGGCGGACGAGATAGGCGCCCACCGAGGCGCCTTTTCTGTG